GAATGGCCGGAGTGGACACATCTTTGCCTGCCGATGGAGTATGAGAGCCGCCGCAGCTTCGTGACGTCGATCGGCTGGAAAGATCCTAGGGAGAGCGAGGGAGAACTACTCTGGCCCGAGCGCTTCGGACACCGCGAAGTGGCCAGCCTCAAGAGCAACCTGGGGAGCTGGCGCGCCGCGGGCCAGCTGCAGCAGCGCCCAGAACCAGCCGGCGGCGGCATCATCAAGCGCGTTCATTGGCAGCTCTGGCCGCCCGAGGGCGAGGAGGTCGACGAACTCGGCCAGCCGATCAAGCCGGCCGCCTTTCCGCCGATGGATTATATCCTGGCCTCGCTCGATTCGGCTTACACCGAAGACACCATGAACGATCCGTCAGCTTTGACGATTTGGGGCATCTTCACCGGCGACGTGGTGGCGCGCGACATCAAGTACGGCGCTCTCGGCCAGTCGCATCGCGTGTTCGGCGCGGCGGCGCAGCGGGTCATGCTGATGTACGCCTGGGCCGGCCGCCTCGAGCTCCATGAGCTGGTCCAGCACGTTGCCAAGATGTGCGTCCGCAAGCGCCCCGGTCTCAGCGTCGACAAGCTTCTGATCGAATCGAAGGCTTCGGGCATCAGCGTCGCCCAGGAGCTGCGCCGGCTGTTCGCCCACGAAGGTTTTGGCATCCAGCTCAACAATCCCGGCCGCGTCGACAAGGTCGCAAGATTGTATTCGTGCCAGAACATCTTCGAGGAGCGCATGGTGTTTGCCCCCGATCGAGCGTGGGCCGAGGAGGTCATCGCCCAGTGCGGTACCTTCCCCAACGCCGAGCACGACGATTTGGTGGATTCCACGTCACAGGCGTTGCGACATCTCCGCGATCTTGGCATGTTGACGCGGCCGGCCGAGCGCATGGCCGAGCTCGATGAAGGTCTCGATGCCCTCTCCCACCGACGCGTTGTCCCGCTCTATCCTGGTTAAGGTGGCCTGCCACTGCATGGTCGACTGGTGCCGCCCGGTCGAGAACGAGAGCGCGCTGTCGTGGTGGCACGTCCATGTCGAGGAGCGCCGCGACTGGCGCGACGGGCCCTATCCGCGGCGCAAGGTCTACACCGTGAAGGCAATCGATGATAATGCTGCGGCGGCGCAGGGCCTGAAACTGTTCGAGGAGGAATTCTCGGAGCGGCTGCCCGTCCTGCATTGAAGGCCTGCCCCGGCGGCGGGTCGCTAGAGATTTAAAAGCCCCTGGACGCGCCTCGGCGGCGCCACGGAGTGCCCCTCGAGGGAGACTTATCCGTGGCCGGACTGAATCCTAATTTGAGGCTGGTCGACAATCGCCCAACCGATGCGAAGGCCGTGCAGCCGGTCGCCATCACGCAGGGCGACGATGAGGCCGTCGAGCCGCGCCCGAAAGAGCCCGAGGACACGCCGGTTCTCGACGCTGAGGGCAACGTCATAAAAATCGAGCACGCTGACGGCTCGGTCACGGTATCGATCAACGGCAAGCCCCTGCAGAGCGCCGAGCGGGCCGAGCGCACCGGCTGGTTCAAGAACCTGGCCGACGACATTTCCGACATGGAGCTGACGCGGATCTGCGAGGATCTGATGCGCGGCATCGCCGACGACGACCAGTCACGCCAGGAGTGGGTGGACATGGTGGCCGATAGCGTAAGCCTGCTCGGTCTTAAGCTTGAAAATCCACAGTCCGGGACCTCGGGCGATGGTGCGGCGGTCGAGGGCATGTCGCGCGTCCGCCACCCACTTCTGCTCGAAGCCTGCCTGCGCTTCCAGGCGAACGCGAACGGAGAGTTCCTGCCCGTCGACGGGCCGGTAAAGGTCCGCGATGATGACAACAACTCCACCCCGGACTTCGACGATTTGGCCAACCAGTACCAGAAAGACTTCAACCATTACCTGACCTCGACGGCGCACGAGTTTTATCCTGACACCGATCGCATGTTCCTGAAGCTCGGCTTCCAGGGCATGGGTTTCAAGAAAATCTACTACTGCCCGATCCGCCAGAGGCCGGTCAGCGAGACCGTCGAGGCCAAGGACCTGATCGTTAACAACGAGGCGACGTCACTGCAGAACGCCTCGCGCATTACCCATCGCATCTGGCTGAAAAAGTCGACGTTCAAGCGCATGCAGATCTTGGGTGTCTACCGTGACGTCGATGTCGGCACTGCCCGGCAGCCCGACCTCAACGCCATCGACAAGGCCGAGAAGGAGCAGCAGGGCGTCGCCCAGGGCAACATGAGCCGGCCCGAAGACCGCGACCGCGAGATCTACGAATGCTACTGCGAGCTCGACATCGAGGGCTATGAACACAAATGGCGCGGCAAACCCTCCGGGCTCGAAGTGCCCTATCGCGTTACCATCGACGTCAGCTCGCGCCAAATCCTCGCGGTCTGTCGCGACTACAACAAGAAATCCGTTGGGCCGCTGCCCGAGCGCCGGCGTACCTTTGTGCCCTACGTCTTTGTTCCCGGATTTGGCTTCTATGGCATCGGCTTGCTTCACATCTTGGGTAACACGACCAACGCCATCACAGCAGCCTGGCGCGAGATGTTGGACAACGGGATGTTCGCCAATTTTCCGGGCTTTTTATATGCCAAGCAGGCAGGGCGTCAGGACACCTTGCTCAAGCGTGTTCCCCCAGGCGGCGGCTCGCCGATCGACACCCAGGGCATGCCGATCGGCCAGGCCGTGATGCCGCTGCCCTACAACACCACGCAGATGGCGCCGTTGATGACCCTGGTCGACAACATGGCGCAAACCGGGATGCGCCTCGGCGGCACTTCCGAACAGCCGGTAGAGGAGCCCCGAGGCAACACCCCGGTCGGGACCACGCTCGCCACAATCGAGCAGGCCCAGAAGATTATAAACTCCGTCCACAAGCGCATGCACGCGGCACAAGCGCTCGAATTCGCCTGCATCGCCGAGTGTTTCAAGGAGCATCCCGAATCGTTTTGGGAGTGCCGCGACGCGCCGAGCTACCCGTGGGACCAGGAAACTTTCGAGCGTGCGCTCGGCCAGTGCAACCTGGTGCCGGTGGCCGATCCCAACACCGCCTCGCAGACCCAGCGCATTGCTAAAGTTGTCGCGCTCAAAGGCGCCCAGTCCGCGGCGCCGCCGGGTATGTACGATCCGATTGCCGTGGAAAGAATTGTTGTCAGGACGATTGGCTTCAATCCAGATCAGCTGCTGGCGCCGCCCGAGGCCCTCGGCAAGCCGACGCCGGACATGGAGAACGCCAAGGCCGAGCTCGACATCAAGCGTCAGAACGTCGGCGTCAAGCAGCAGGAGGTCCAGGTCAAGGAGCGCGAGGCGCAGGGCAAGCAGGCCCTTGGCCAGGCCGAGTTGCAGCTCAAGCAGCAGGGCCAGACCACCGAGCAGGGCCTCGGCGCCATCAAGGCGCGGGTCGACATGGAGACCAAGCAGAAGGATCTCGATTCGAAGGAGCAGGATCGCCTGATGGGTGCCCGCCTGCAGCTCATCGACCTGGCGCAGAACGTGGCGGTCCATCCCGAGAGCGCCGGCCTGGTCGAGCCGATCGCCCGCGAGGCCTTCCAGGACATCAAAGAGCGTCAGCAGCACCAGGACGTCAAGCAGCACGGCAAGACGTTCGGTGATCTCGGGGGCGACATGAAGGGCCAGCCATGACCCCTGACGAGCTGCCCGACCCGCAACCAAACGAAGTGCCACCGGCACCTGGTTTGGGTGCTGCCAGTGCAGCACCGCCCGCGACGCCGGCCGCCCCGCCGCCACCTGATGCTGATCCGACGGCCAGCCACGCCTTTCTGGGCCGCCTGCTGGCCAAGGCCCGGCAGACCCAGATCGGCCGCATGGTCGATCGCTATCAGCAGCCGGCACCGGGCACCGCCGTCAAGCGTCTGCATGCCGACCTCAAGGGCCTGGCGCAGGAGGGCGAGCCGGGTCGCATGTGGTACGAGAAGTCGAGCAAGCGGATTCTTGATTACGTCCAGGGCGATCGCGGCGAAGCCCACAAGATCGCTCAGCTGATCGCGATCTACTCGCCGCAGACCGCGGTCGACGTCAACACCCAGAACGCCATCAAGGCCTATAACCGCGCCAAGTCAGGTCAACCGATGTGGGCCGGCGATATTCTCGAGCGCGACAAGACGTTTGACACCATCAAGGGCGCGTCTGATTACGCCAAGGAACTGGCCAAGCAGCATCCCGGTGGTGGCGGTGGCAATGCCGGCTCGACCATCACCAAGGTACCGCTCGATGACAGCGGCAAGCGTTTCCTGTTCGCCCGTCACAACATGGCGGGCTACGAGAATATCGCCACCGCCGACCGCGATCTCAAAGCTCACCTGCTGATGAACGAGGGGATCCCGTTCGAAGGTCGCAAGACCAACAATTTCTATCGCAACTTGATGGTCCACATCGATCCGACGATCGATCAAGGCTCGACCCAGGACCTCTGGATGGCGCGCGCCTTCGGCTTCCATGACGACGCCGTGTCGAACGCCACGAAATACGATTTTATGGAGAAGCTGACGCACAAGTTGGGCAAGGAGCTCGGCTGGAAGCCGCACCAGGTGCAGGCAGCGATCTGGACGGCGATGAAAACGCGCCAGGAGGCGGTCAAGAAGGACGTCATGAAGGAGGCGCTCGACAAGGGCATGGCCTCCATGGTGCCGAGCGACAAGGGCAAGCCTAAGTTTCAGATCAACCAGGGCCAGGAGGACGCCTATTCGAGCCTGATGCGCGATCGCGCGCTCGAAAAAGTGCTCGATGCTGATCACATCAAGAAAAGTGCCCGCGATTTTTCCGATTTTCTCGATCAGAACCTGGCGCATGTGTCGTGGGAAGCGACACCGAGCCGTTCGGTCGACCATATGGCGGGTCTTTCGAACCTGTCACCGGAGAAACGCGCCGATTATCACAAGCGCATCAGCGAAGCGTTGCAGGATTCGGACGGCAACGACCTTTTGGCCAAGCATCTTGGCATGTTGTCACCCGGCACCGTAGAAGCACCGGGTTATTGGCAGGGCGACGTTAATCCCGCCTCGCATCTGCAGGTCGCGGCGACCCGTATTAAGGCTGCTGGTCAGCAACCTGATATCGATACCGCCTCGCGTGATCTTTTGGACCACTATGCCAATGCGCGCGGGCTCTTACTGAAGCAGGACGGGGTTGGCTACCACCGGCCCTACTACAATCCGCAGGTCAGCAAGGCGAACGGGGTCGAGTACCAGTTCGAAAAGCCGCTGTCGGGCGATCAGATCCGTCATCTGGGCGCCTTGGTCGATCAGATCCCCGACACGGCGCTGATCCCGAGCGGTCCGGGTACGATGCGCATCGTCAATTTCAGCAAAATGGCCGATCACAAGGTCTTCCATAAGGCGGTCGACGAGGCCTTGCAAAAGTTCGATAGTGGTGGCATAACGGCGCACGAGCGTCTGTTCGCCAGCGATGGCGAGCTGCGCGGCAATGACTGGAAAGCGAACCCCAATGGCGAAGATTATAAAGCACGGCTTAGTGCCGCCGGACGATCCGATGTTCTCCGGTTCGTATCAGATGTTCTCGCACCGAAAGTCGAAGCCGTCGACAAAGCCTTCGCCCAAGAGCACGGGCTCAAGCGCGACACACGACTCGAAAAAGCCATCCGCGCATCCGGCTCACAAGAAGGCGTAGACCTGCTGCGTGGCCTGGGCCGTCGGCCCACCAAGGCCGACGGCGGGCCGGTCAAACGCGATAAGGACTTTTATGATGCCGTGTGGCGAGCGGAACAGGCGCTGCGACGAAAAAAAGCTAACGGCGGCACGGTCGACATGGGCAGCACGCCGTACAGCGCCGGCGAGGGTCCGCCTGGTGAGCCTGGCAAGGGCGTCAAGAAGGCCGCCGGCCTTTCCAGCTTGCTCGGTGGCGGTGGTTCGGGCAGTGGCACGCCAGGCAACCCGGCCAACGCCAATGAATTTGCCATGCAGGTGGCCAATGATCCGAGCGCCGATCCGACGGCCCGCGTGTTCGCTGCCGGTGCGGCGTCGTCTGGCAAGATCAACAGCCAGGGTCAGGAGGCGACCAAGGCCGGCTTCGCCGATGGTGGTCCGGTGAGTGACGATCAAACACCGCCACCGCCACCGCCACCGCCGCCGCAGCAGATCGGCAGCGCGCTCGACACGCCCTCCTACATCAAGCCGATCGACGAGGGCCGGCGCACGTTGTCACCGATCGGGCTCTACTCTCACGCCGCCGAGGAGACCTGGAAGCAGCCGCAGATGAAGGGCTCGCCGGCGCAGTTCAAGGCCATGCTGCTGAAGCGCGGCGTCAAGCCTGACGAGTTCAAGTGGTCGGGCTACGACCAGGCCTTCGCTGGTAAGAACGTCGTCACCAAGCGCGAGGTCCGCGACCACTTCACGAAGCACCTGCCCAAGATCGAGGAAATGGAATACGGCGACAAGAACTACGACTATGCCGATGACACGGGCCCGTCCGGTGGGACGAAGTATCACGACTACCAACTGCCTGGTGGCAAGAACTACCGCGAGGTCGTGCTGCACTTGCCGTCCACACCGACGCACAAGAAAACACTGAACGATGTAGCGCGCGAAAAAGGCTATGGCGACTGGAATAGTCTATCACCGGAACAACGCGCCGAAGTGTCGAAGGAATACGACAACGTAAATAAACCACTCAGGACACCGGAATATCGTTCATCGCACTGGGACGAACCCAACGTGTTGGCTCACCTGCGCCTGAGCGACCGCGATGGACCGCCGGTGCCCAGGTATGTCTGGCGCAACAAGACTTCGGGTGCCACGACCAGGGCTTTTGACAGCGAAGACGAGGCGCGGCGTCATCTGACAACGCTGCCAGAAAAGCTGCACGGCAATCTCGAACTTAAAACGATGAAGCAGCACGAGAAGATCCTGCACCTCGAGGAGCTGCAGAGCGACTACGGCCAGGACGTGCGCGAGGCTGGTGGTTTCCATGATCCCGAGAAACACAAGGCGGCGGTCAAGGCATTGGCGATCCACCAGGGCGACATGCGCGAGCTCTTGAAGCAGAAGCTGCTGGCCGGAACGCACATGTCCCTCGAGAATGTCCACGACCACGTCGATAATTTAGGCGATGGCGGTGTTGTGCGTTCGCTCGGCGAGGTCGGTGAGCAAGCTGCCGCGGACAAATATCGTGCGCTCCGCGACACTGTCGATAAGACAGCCGAAAACAAACTACCACCTGCGCCCTATGTCGACAGCACCGCCAAGTGGACCGACCTCGGCCTCAAGCGCGCGCTGCACGAGGCCGCCAAGGGCGGCTACGACAGGCTGGTGGTGACGCCGGGCGAGGAGCAGGCCAAGCGCTACGATCTCAGTCAGCAGGTCAGCTCTCTAAGTTACGATCCCAAATTTAAGATTCTGGAAGTGACACCTAAAGAAAATTCCCGCATGGCCGATCCGCAGCAGATCAAAGGCGTAACGCCGGAGAACCTTGCCTCGCACATTGGCAAGGAAGCTGCTGAGAGATTGATGCATCCTGATAATCGACTGCCCAGTTCCGGCGTTCATACGATGAGCGGCGACGGTCTCAAGATCGGTGGCCAGGGCATGAAGGGCTTCTACGACACCATCCTGCCCAAGGCGCTCGAGAAGCTGGCCAAGCAGCACGACCCTGAGGCCAGGGTGCAACCGCATGCGCACACCATCGACAACCAGGCAGAGCTCCTGCGGGCGACGCACGACAACTACCAGGCGTTCAAGAACTGGGTCAGGAACAATCCCAAGTACGCCGACATCGGCGACGAGGGCCACATCCACAATGCTTTTCGGCGCGACCAGAAGGGCGCGATGGTGCGCGACTACCTGGCCGCTCATCCGCCGCACAAGCTGCACGCGCTCACCATCACGCCGCGGATGCGCACCAGCATCCTGGCCGGCCAGAAGGGCTACGCCTCAGGCGGTCGCATCTCCGAGCGCCTGCACGACGACATTTATCAGAAGCTGCGCAAGACGATCGACGTCGGCGGCCGCTATCCCTAGGCAAATGGAGGCTTGCATGGTAAAGCGCCCACAAGACCTTGTATGCGAGGCCAACCTCGATGTCTGAGCAATCCAAGAAAGCGCGCTCCGATATGCGCGCAAAAGCCAACCGCCTGGCCAACCAGAAAACCCCTGGCAAGGTCGACGCAAGCTCGTGGAGCCCGTCCGACGCACTCAACGCCGACAAGAAGACCGGCGCCCGGCCGATCAGGGCGAAGGCTTACAAGCACGGCGGCCGCATCCAGGGCGATCGCGGCCCTGTGAACGCTGGCAAAGAGCCGCGCAAGGCTGACGGAGGCGCGCTGTCGATCCACGACACGGCCGACGAGAACAAGTCCAAGCTCGGCAACTTCCACAAGGGTGGCTACAACAAGGGCGGCCGGCCGGAGAAGTGCGGCGGCGGGCCGATGGCCAAGGGTGGCAAGGTCGACAAGCCCGATACCGATACGCTGAAGGGTAAGTACGTCAACATCGGCGGTGCCAAGGTCGAGAACACCCCGGCCGGTAAGCTGGCCAACGTCCGCAAGACATTCCCCAACGTCAAGGAAACCGACGAGAGCGGCAACCCGAAGTTCAAGAAGGGCGGCGAGGTCGAGAAAGAGGCGCCCAAGGTCGCCAAGGCGGTCAGCGGCATGCTGAAGAAAGCCGAGCTGCCGAAGGACGCGCCGGTCAAGATCGGGCCCTACAAAAAAGAGGCCAAGGAAGCCGTCCACAAGCACGAGAAGCACGATCACAAGGGCGAGCCCCTGACCAAGCTCAAGAAGGGCGGCGAGGCCGAGGATTCGGCCGGTGGTCGGGTCGAGCGTGCCAAGGGCGGCCGCGCCAAGGGCGCCACCAAGATCAACATCATCATCGGCGCGCCAGGTGGCGGTCAGCATCCCAACATGCCGCCGCCCCAGGCCCCGGTACGGCCCCCACCGCCGCCGCAGAACGCCCCGCCGCCAGGCATGCCGCCGCCTGGCATGGGCGGGCCCCCGCCGGGTCCACCGCCCGGCCCGCCGCCTGGAATGCCCCCTGGCGGGCCGCCAGGCATGCCTCCCGGCATGCCGCGCGCCCGCGGTGGGCGAGCTGGCTACATGAGCAAGGATGCTGGCGCCGGCTCGGGCCTTGGCCGGCTGCGCAAGGTTCACAAGGAAGGACAGCACACCCCCGGCTTTAAGGGGTAATGGCGTCGTTCGACGAACGGATTGAGAGGCTGGTGCAACGCAGCCTCGACAAGGCGATCGAAGATACGTTGCAAACACTGTCGGCCGGCAATTTGACGGCGCACAGCGACTACAAATTCCACTGCGGCATCATTGCCGGCTTACGTCTGTCCAAGGAATTCCTGGCGCAGGCGCTGAGCGACATTCAGCGAGGTTAACTATGCCTGCAATCGCCATGGCACATGACGAAGATCCGACCGAAGTGTTGCTCAAACAGGTCGGCGATCTCAGCCAGGTCGAGGTTTTCAACAACCAGGTCCTGGTCGCGATCTACATGCGGCCGGAGAAGTCCAAGAGCGGCATCTATGTCGGTCCCGGTGCGCAGAAGGAAGACGAGTACCAGGGCAAGGCCATGCTGATCCTCAAGACCGGCCCGAGCGCTTTCCAGTCCGATGACAAGTGGTTCACCCATGGCGGACCCAAGGTCGGTGACTGGATCATCGCCCGCCCCGGCGACACCTGGCAGCTCTCCATCAACAAGGCACGCTGTCGGATGATGAACGACACCGCGGTGCGCATGAAAATCCCCTCGCCGGATATTTGCTGGTAGGAGCGCGCCATGGCCGACGATCTCAAAGTCGACGAGAGCATCGACAGCCTGAAAGCCCGCATCGAGGAGGAGGCGGAGGCCCGGCGCAACGCCGAGCAGCGCGCCCACAACGCCGAGCGGCGCGCCCAGCGCGCGGTGCAGGACAGTGTCGCCAGCGGCAACGAAGTGCAGCGCAGTCGCATGGCGATGTTCGACAGCGACATTGAACAGTTCAAGACGGCGCGTGATATCCTGAAGGCGCGCCTGCGCACCGCTTCGGCCGAGGGCGATCACGATACGGTGGCCGAGGCCACCGCCGAGATGGGCGACGTCAGTGCCCGCCTGCTCGGTATCGAGCAGGGCAAGTTCGCGCTGCAGCAGCAGATCGACAATCCGCCCTTGCCGCCCGGTGCCGACGTCCGGCCGTTTAATTCCCTCAGCCTCAGCGAGCGTGTCGAGCGCATCGCCAAGGGCCTCAGCGAGAAATCGGCGGCCTGGGTGCGTCGTCATCCCGAATGGGCGCACAGCGAGGAGAAGGTCAGTGCCCTGGTCGGTGCCCACAACGCCTCGGTGACCAAGCACCGCGCCGACAGCGACGAGTACTTCGCCGACATTGAGCGCATCCTCGAGATCGAACCGAGTGCGACCAACGGCGTCGACCGCGACGGCGACGCTCGCTCGACGGCGGCGCGGACCGTGCGCGCGCGCAGCGACGACACGGCGCCACCGGCCGCGCCGGTGCGCAGTGGCCCCAGTAAGAACAGCCGCCGGCTGAGTTCGACCGAACAGGAATACGCCCGCATCGCCGGCCAGACCGACGAAGAATACGCCGCGTCGCAGGACGCCCTGGTCAAGGAAGGTCGCATCACGCGGCACTAGGAGCAGCCATGAATGAAATGCCACGCCGTCGTCGGCGCATTGCGCCGATCGAAGGTCCCGACTTGGCGCCGCAGCTCGAGCCACCGGTCCGCGAGATCCCGCGCGATGAAGCGCAGCGCCCCGAGCCGCGCCAGGCGCCGCGCGAGCTCACCTCGCGCGAGGAGGCCGACAAGCTGTCGAATGAGTTGCTCGAGCGCGACGACCTGGCCGGCGACTTCATCGACAAGTTCCCCATGCCGAGCGGCGGCCCGCCCGATGGCTGGGCCTATAACTGGAAGAAAAAATCGGTGCTGGGCTTCGAAGATCGCGCCTACGCCATCCAGATGGCGACCAGCGGCTGGCGTCCGGTGCCGGCAGCGCGCCATCCCGAATTCATGCCGAGCGCGGGCAACTACTTGGCGATCGAGCGCGAAGGCATGATCCTGATGGAGATCCCGCTGCAGGTGAAGGAGCGGCGCGACGCCATGGCCTACAACCGGGCGCGTGAACAGATTCGCTTGAAGCAGCAGCAGATGAACGCAGCGCCGGCCGGCACCTTCGAGCGCGACAACAAGGGCGCCAGCCTGGTCAATATCCGGCGCGGCTACGAGCCGCTCAACATCCCGACCGACCGTCCCAAGTAAGGGGCTCTTTACAAGATCTGGTGTTTCTGCGCATCGTGCGCCCACTAGTGCGCTCCCCGGTGTGAGCGCGTCTGATTTCCCGGCCCCTATAATTGCCTCGGCGGTGATGACGGAGCCTCCCTCACAGGGAGCAGTCCGTCATGGCGAACACCAACGCGCCGAATGGATTCAATCAGTGGTACGGCGGTTCGGGCGGTGTCCCGACCTTTGCCCTGTCCACTCGCCGTGTAGCCTCGAGCAACACCACGCCGATTTACAGCGGCGATCCGGTCATGCCGGTGATCGCGACGGCGACGGGTTACGTCACCCAGGCCGCGCCGGGTACCACCCGCATCGACGGCATCTTCGACGGTTGCGACTACATGTCGATCGCCCAGAAGCGCAAGACCTGGAGCAACTACTGGCCCGGCTCTGACGCTAGCGGCGACGTCCATTGCCGGATCATCGACGATCCCAATGCGCAGTTTGTCGTCATGGGCAACGGCACGACTTTCAACATTTCCGGCACGCTGAGTGCCTGGGGTACCTCGCCGATCGGGCTCTATGCCCAGTTTGCGATCGGCACCGGCAATGCCTTTACCGGCCGCTCGGGTGCCTATCTCAATGCGGTCGGCACCACGGTCACCTTCCCGTTCATCGTGCGCGGCCTGCGCGACTGGCCGTCGAGTGCTCCCGGAGCTGATCCGACCACGGCCTACAATCAGGTGATCGTCGGCTTCAACAATCAGTGGCAGCGCACCAACGGCGCCGGCCCGACTGGTATCGCGTAAGGAGCCCGCGCCATGGCCGTCAATCTCTCCCAGATCAAGGACCTGTTGCTCCCCGGTCTTCGTGGTGTCGAAGGCAAGTACGAGCAGATCCCGAGCCAATACGACAAAGTCTTCGCCAAGCATGAGTCGAAGATGGCGTTGGAGCGCACTGCCGAGATGCGTTACCTCGGCCTCGCCCAGCTCAAGACCGAAGGTGGCCAGACCGCCTTCGATAATGGCTCCGGCGAGCGCTACGTTTACAATCAGGAACACATCGAGGTCGGCCTGGGCTACGCGATGACCAGGAAGGCGATCGACGACAACCTCTACAAGACCCAGTTCGCTCCCTCTAACCTTGGCCTGACGGAGAGCTTCCACCAGACCAAGGAAGTCTACGCCGCCGACATCTTGAATACCGGCAACGTCTACAACAACAACATCGGCGGCGACGGTCGGCCGCTGATCGATGCCAACCATCCGATCGACGGCCAGGTGCTGTCGAACCGGGCGGCGGTCGACATCGACCTCAACGAAGCCTCGCTGCTCAACGCGCAGATCGCCATTCGCACCAACTTCCGCGACATCGCCGGTTTGAAGATCCTGGCGCGCGCCCGCAAGCTTGTGATTGCACCAGCCAACGAGCCCACGGCGATTCGCTTGACCAAGACCGAGCTGCGGCCTGGTACAGCAGACAACGATGTCAATGCGATCCTCTCAACCGCAGGTGGTCTACCTGAAGGGTTTCTCGTCCTTGATTTCTTGACCTCGCCCTATCCCTGGTTCATGCTGACCAACATCGATGGTCTGAGCTACATGACCCGCATATCCTTCGAAACAGATATGCAAGTGGATTTCATTACAGATAATTTGCTGGTCAAGGGATACGAGCGCTACTCGTTCGCCTACTACAATTGGCGCGCGATTTTCGGAAGCTACCCGACCTCGTAGGAGAAACCAATGGCAGTCACTGCTTTCTCCGGGCCGCTGGTAGTCTTCAACGAGGGCGCTGCCGGCCTGGATCACAATCCCGACAATGGTCCGTCGCTGTTCGCCAACGGCGTCGGCACGCTCGATCCGCGCACTTACAATCCTGGCCAGTCGTCGTCTCGCATGTCATCCGGCTGGTACGGCACCAGCGCCATCACGACGATCGACTTCATCCCGACGGCGCTGGGCGCGGCCACGGTCATCGCCTCGCAGACGCCGGTCAACGGCACGCCGCTTGTTCTGCCGACGGTTAACAGTACCGTTGCCACGGTCGGCGCCAGGATCGGCTCGGCGACCAATCTCGTACT